TCACCAACAAGGGCCTAGAACGGGCCAAGGAGATACTGTCGTGATCGAGAAAGAACTACTGCTACGCAAGATTGCTGACTACCGCGTATACAGCTTGGGGATGCAGCGCGCATCCCTTCATCAAGTCGCTGGCGATTACGAAGAGGCTTCGAACTTCATCGAAGAACTGCTCGCACTGTGCGACGAGAAGGACGCGACGATTGATGAGCTTCGGAATCAGCTTGAGCACGATGCCAAAGAAACCAGCATCACTTCAACTTTCCTCGGCCTTGATCCTAAGGTCGAATACGACTGTGTTTTTATCGATGGTCGATCTGTCCTTTATCCGAAGTCTTCACGGATTGAGGCGAGTGAAGATGGATCGCAGTCGTTGGACCATCCGCACGCACCTGTCAATGACGGAGTTGTGCGTGGGCCTGTGACGTTTGAAGAATTGGAAGATTGTTATTACCAGCTGATTCGCTTGAGTACCATTTATCCATTGGATGCTAAGAATGTTTTAGAGAGATTCGCCCGAAGCCGAGGTGTGCTGTGATCCTCGCCATCGATCCCGGTACGACTGAGAGCGGCTGGGTTGAGTACGAGGCTGGCCGTGTGGTTGTTTCTGGCGTGTCGAGCAACTACGAGCTTGTGACGAAGCTCATAGGCCATCACGCACAGAAGCTTGCCATCGAGATGATCGCTAGTTACGGCATGCCAGTCGGTAAGGAAGTCTTCGAGACGTGTGTCTGGATCGGACGATTCATCGCAGCCTACGGAAAACCGCTTAGCAACATGCAATCGTTTTTCGTCTATCGCAAAGACGTGAAGCTGCATCTTTGCGGCACATCGAAGGCTAAGGATGGAAACATCCGTCAAGCGTTGATCGACAAGCTTGGTCCTCAAGGGACGAAGGCGAATCCTGGTCCTACCTACGGCGTCAAGTCACACGCATGGGCAGCTCTAGCTGTTGCCGTCACTGCTGCGGAGACGAAGGTATGAATCACCTAATGAACGTTCAAGGCAGCACTGACTATCACCAATGCAAGCATTGCAAACATCTATTGCGATCAGAGTTTTCCGCGTGCCCAAATCCTTTTTGCAAATCGGTTGCTTTGGCTCAAGAGAAATCTTTGCGAAATGCTCTTATCGATCTAGGGTGGACTCCACCAAAGGATTAGCCATGAACCAAGTAGCCGACCGCATGGGATCGATATCGCAGCGGGCTATGCTGTGCCATAGGGGGCATCACGAAGGGAAAGTTGTTTTGCGTTGGTCTCTAGTTCGTTTCTACGGGCTCAAACGACCAGAGGAATGGATGTGGATCAACTTGGGCAACAAGTGCAAGCACTGCGGGAGATGGGTATGAAGAACGAACTTGACGAAATGATCGATGAACTGACTACCGTTGCAACGATTTGGTTCTTTTCATCCGTCATTGCAGCGGTGTGTATCGGCGTCATCGCGTGGTGCTTGCTCTGATGTGCGACAAGCACGGCTACAAGACGGCAGACTCAGCGCGCTCTGCGTTGCGCAAGATCAAACGCAAGCGCGCTAGGTCTCGCCACCAGCATCACGGCGGCAAGGTCGAGCGGCGAAGCTACCGGTGCCAGGAGTGCGGTAGGTGGCATCTCACATCACAGGGGTACTATGAATGAGCTTCTCGCCGGTTGAAGACGTTCGAAAATGCATCCTTAAATGCCTCATGGTTTTCGGAAGATATCCTGGACATATCCGAATCACGAAGAAGTTCAAGCTTTGGCTCGAAGCAGAGTTAAGGCTTCGTGGATACGTCAATGAATTTGAGTTTGGGCAGAACTCGTTGATGTTCGGTATCCCCATCGTGATCGCCAAATTCGATGATCCGGCAGATGTGAGCTGGGCTAGTCCACCCTTGGCCCTCCTAGAACCTCCACCGTTGACAGACGATCCGAAGTCCGAGTAACGTCCGCGCCGTCAGCCCACCGCTGCCCAGGACTCGATCACCGTGGCCCAACTCACCGCCAAAGCTCGAAAGCAGGTCAAGACCTGGGGCTTGCCCGGTGAGAAGAAATATCCCATGCCAGACCCTAGCCATGCCGACAATGCGCTAGGCCGAGCCAAGCAGCAGCTCGACAAGGGCCTGACCATCGCCGTCAAGGATTCGCTGCCCGAGCAGCCGGTTTGGGACCGCTGGGACTTCCTTGGCGAATGGCTCAAGGACGTCAACGCCTACTGCGTCCGGTTGCGGCGTGCCCTGAATGCCGTGGTGGCGGCCCAAGGCGCAGGACACGCCGTGACAATCCCTGAGGCTGTGCGATCCGCCTTGGGATTCGAGGCACAGACCAGTGCATGAGCAACACGTGGCCCACCGCCAAGCCTGATGCCTTCGAGTGGACTGAGCCGGCCCAAGTCATCGACTGGGTGTGCCAACAGCTCGAAACAGGTCGCTACACGCTCAACATGATCCGTTCGGCCTTGGTGCCCAGGATCGCCCGTCAGACCCTCGTGAACTGGCGTTTGAAGAATCCCGAATGGGGCGAGCGCATTGACGATTCGTTCGAGATTGGCATCGACGCCGCCATGGCAACGAACCTGTTGATCGCCGAGGGTGCTGAGGGTTACTCCAAGGGCAACACACGCCGCGACAAGCTCATCATGGCCGCACGTACCCAGCTCGCCGAGAAGTGGGACAGGCGTCGATACGGGCCGCGCCAGACCCTTGAGAATGACCAGGACAATCCCGTCCTGCCGCCGCAGTTCATCGTGCAGGGCGTCGAAGCGCCTAAGCGCAAACCTGATCCAACGGACGGTGATGAACTAGAGGAAGCCTGAGCTATGGGTGTAATGGCCCGTCAGGTGCTTCTGCAAGTCCCCGCCAAGCTCATGCCTCTTTTGGAGGTGCACAAGACCTTCAAGGTCGTGCACGGTGGCCGTGGTGGTGGCAAGTCACATACTATCGCTCAGCTTCTTCTGCTCAAGGCCAGATCCGCCAAGCTGCGAATCTTGTGCGTCCGCGAGGTGCAGAAGTCCCTCAAGGAATCGAGCTATCAGCTCCTTGTGGACTACATCGACAAGTGGGGATTGCGAGGCGAGTTCCACGTCACGGACAAGTCCATTCGGCATCGCCTGACTGGTTCCATCTTCACGTTCGCCGGCCTCAAGGATCACACCGCCGACTCCATCAAGTCGTTCGAGGGTTACGACATCGTCTGGGCCGAAGAAGCCCATTCGATTGGTGAAGAGTCGTGGAACAAGCTCATTCCTACCATCATCCGCAAGATTGGCGCGGAGATTTGGATCAGCTTCAACCCAGATGACGAAGAGGACTACGTCTACAACCGCTTCGTGAAGCACGAAGACCCCGAAGCCTTGGTCATACAGATCAACTTCGATGAGAACCCTTGGTTCTCCGAGGCCATGGACAAAGAGCGTTTGGCGGATAAGCGGCTCAACACCGACCTGTACAACTGGAAGTGGCTAGGCCACTGCAAGACGCTAGCCGGCAAGATCTTCAAGCGGCGATGGTTCAAGTGGTACATGCCATCGGAATTGCCAAGCGCATTGAGCATGTACGCAGCCAGCGACTACGGCGCAAGCGACGATCCTGAAGCTGACTACAGCGAGCACGGCATCGTTGGCCTGGACGTAGGTGGAAATTGGTACTTCCGTGACTGGTGGTACGAGCAGGCTGATCCAGACGTGGTCATCAAGGCCATGGCGGCGCTTATGACCAAGCACCGGCCCAAGGTTTGGGGTCGCGAGAAGGGCGTCCTGCTGCGCGCCATGGGATCGGCCATGAAGCTCCTGTTACGTAAGCTACAGGCCCAGACCTACATGCTTGACCTACCGTCAGCGGGTAGCAAAGGCGAACGCGCTCTAGGCTTTGCAGCCCTATGCGCCGCTGGCATGGTCCATCTTCCACTCGACAAGGATGGCAACAAGGTCGAGTGGGCTGAGCGTCTAGTCAACCAGCTTTGCGGCTTCACAGGCAAGGAAGGAAAGCAGGACGATGCGGTAGATGTCTGCTCCCTTCTGGCCCGCAGCATCGAGTGGATGCGCAACGCTACAAACGCCGACGAAAGCAAGGATGAGCCAGTTCGTGTAGGCTCGCGCCGTCACGTCGAGCCACGTTACCGCGACGAAATGCGCGAAAAGCGCGAACGAGAAGACTATTACCGCTAGCCTTGGAGAGCCTGAGCCATGAGTGGAACCAATCCGACCGGCATGACCGAGGGGATGGATGATGAAGCGGCCTTCCGTGCTGGTGTAGGCGCTGCTGACACGGACGGCCAAGACCCGGATTATGCCCAAGAGGTCGCCGATGTAGCCCGCTGGACACAGGATATCCATGCCGCGCGCAAGTTCGATGAGCAGGCTAGGCGCGAATATGGATTGAACCGCAAGGTTCTTCGCGGTGATCGAGGTTTGCATACCGTCACAGTGCCCATTGCCCCGTCCTACGTCGATGTGATGCAGTCATTCCTGTTTGCGCGGAACCCAAGCCTGAATTGCGGCGCGAGTGCCATGACGGAGCCGCCGCCGCAGAAACAGATATTCGGCATGGTCATGCAGCAGTACCAAGCGCAGCGCGATCAGCAGTTCCAGCAGCTTCAACAGGCCAGCCAGCAGGCACAGACTGCTACGGCAAGCCTTGATCCCAATGCAGTTGGGCGCCTAGCACAGTTAGGTCGATCAATCATGCAGAAGGCTGGCGTCGGAAAGCCCGGAGCGCCGATGGCCATGGGTGGTCCAACGCCTGATGGTCAGCCACAGCCACCACCGCCTGTAATCGAAGACGACCCTGAAATAATCAAAGCGGTGAATCAGCTCTTGGCCCCGTACCAGCAGAAGCGGGACGATGCCAAGCAGTTCGCCCAGACCATGGAAATCGTCATTACCCACATGTGGGAAAAGGCGATGCTCAAGGAACGTTGCAAGCTCCAAGTGAAGTCGGCTCTATCGATCGGTGTGGGTTGGATCAAGGCCTTTTGGCAGGAACGCATGGGGGAAGACCCAGTCACTGTCCAAGCCATCAAAGACCTGAAGGAACAGCTCGCTAGTTTCGGTGCGACACAGCGAAAACTGGATTCCGGCGAATCGACCAATATCGACGCCGACCGCGCTCGCCTCATGCAAGAAATGGCAGGACTACAGGCCAAGGTCGAAGTCGTCGTAGCACGTGGCTACGTCGTGGACTTCGTAGCTGGCGAGGACATGCAGGTTTCGACCGAAGTCCCTACGTTGGCGATGTACCGAGATGCTCAATGGCTGGCCCATCGTTCCTTCATCACCAAGCATCAGGCCGAGTCTGACTATCCAGACCTAGGCGATAAGCTGAATTCGGCTACCTACTACTACGCCCGCAAGCCAGTAAACACGTCTGGCACAGACACCGCTGCTGTGGCTCGTGCCATGGATAACGACTCACAGGTGACCGGCAAGGAAGCGGACTATTACACCCAAGGCGTCGATAAGGCCGGCGAGGCTGGCGGAAGCAAACCTATGCTCTGCCGCTGGGAGATATGGGATATGGACACGAATAACGTCCTGACCATCATCGAAGGGGTGAAGTGCTACGCCAAGAAGCCCTATGTGCCTGAGCACGGCACCACACGTGGTCATCCGTTCTTCCTCTACGGCATCGGCTTCATCGACGGTTCGCGCCATCCGCGCTCGATGATTTCCCGTTCGGAGCAGTTGTTCAACGAATATGACTCGGTGCGCACCAACTACCGTGAGGCACGTCGCCGGGCTATTCCGAAGACCGCGTATGCCACCAATCGCATCGATAAGGACGAAGTAGACAAGCTAGCCCGGGCAACAACCGGCGAGATGGTTGGCATCGATATGCTCGATCCCAATGGCGATATCAGCAAAGCGCTGGTGCCCATTGCCTACAACCAGATCGACATGGCCCTCTACGACACCAGTGCCATCCGAGCTGAGCTGGAAATGGTCTGGGGCATCCAAGAGGCTCTATCGTCGTCTATCCACACAGCCAAGACGGCTACGGAGTCCGAGATTCAGCAGCAGGGAACGCAGTCGCGCACTGGCTATATGCAGGATGACTTGGACGCCATGTTCAACGACCTTGCCTGCTATAGCGCCGAGACGTTCCTGCAAGTGCTGGATGAGAACGATGTACGCGACATCGCTGGTCCGTTCTCGCTGTGGGAGCCTTCGCTTTCGATCCAAGACATGGGCGCGATGCTGACGGTCCAGATCGACGCCGGATCTTCAGGCAAGCCTAAGACAGCGATTCAGCAGCAAGCATGGGCCACACTACTTCCGATCATCCAGGCGAATATCGAGAAGATCGGGCAGCTACGCGGTTCGTCGCCAGAAGAGGTCGCTGACTGCCTAGAAGAGTTGATCCAGGAGACCATTCGCCGTGCTGGTGATCGTGTCGATGCCAGCCAGTTCCTTCCCGATCCTCCGCGCACGCCACAGCCCAAACCGACACCACCACCTCCGCCCATGCCTGAATCGGCTCTCATGGGGCCACAGACGGCTGAGCTTATCGAGGTCATGGCACAGGTTCGTGCGGGCGTCATGTCGGGTATGACCGCCGAAGCCATCATTGCTGCCGCGTACCCGAACGTGCCGCCAGACATCGTCAAGGCCATGATCGAAGGGGCCAAGACGGCTCCAGGAGCTGTTCTGCCAGGGACACGCAATTCGCCCGAACCTGTACCGCCGACACCTGAAGCCGGTAACTCGCCGGCACCCACTGCCACCGCGTAAGGAGTCACTGCCATGCCCATCGAAGAACAAGAGAACACCGAAGTCGAACAGCCAGCCGTTGACGATGCATCGATCAATGATCAGGCCAAGCCACCCGAAACAGATGGTTCCATTCCTGACGGAGGCGACGAACCGACCTTAGACGAAAAGGCGGAAGCTGCCTTCAAAGCTGGCATCAAGGAACTGACCGAACCCAAAACCGAGGTAAAAAAAGACGATGCGGAAGCTCCCAAGGTCGATGCTGCAAAACCTGCTGATGGTGCTGGTGCTCCTGCAAAAGACGCCAAGCCGGCCACGGAAGAGAAGGCCAAGCCCGAACCCGATGCCGCGCTCGACGCGGAAATTAAGGGCCTCGGCCTCAAGGGAAAGGCAGAGGCGCGTTTCCGGGAGCTGACAAGTAGCCTCAAGGAGCAGGCTCCTTTGGTCGAGGCCTACAAGGCGCTCAAGATCGAAACGCCGGCACAGCTCAATCAGATCGTGGCGGATGCCAAGCAGGGCATGGAGTTCCAGCAGGCCATCGAGCAGACCAAGGCATCCCCAGAGCAGTTCGGTCAAGCATTCACGGTCATCGGTGCCATGAACTCGGGTAACCCGGAGTTGATGGAGCGTGCCGTGCGCTTGATGCACGAGCAGGCCAACACCATGGCAAAACAGCTCGGTATCGACCTTGGTGCCAATGTCGATCCTCTGGATGCCCATGCCGACCTGAAGCAAGCCGTCGAAACCATGGAAATCACCCGCGAATACGCTTTGCAAATCGCAAAGCAGCGCGGAACTGAAGTGGTAAGCAAGCAAACGCAGGCGCAACAGACACAGGCGGCTCAGCAGGAAGCTGAGATGACCAAAACACAGACTCGCGCCATGGAGGATGTCAAGGAATGGTGCGCCGAGGTCGAGAAGACGGACCCACATGCTCAGCACAAACTTCAGGTCTTGGCATCCAGCATCATCCCGACCATCCGCGCTACGGTTCCCCCAAGCCGCTGGGCAACCGAGATTGCCAAGGCGTATGCCCGCATTCCTAATCCAGCAGCACAAGCCCCTGCTGCGCCACCTGCCAAGCCTCGACCAAGTCATGTGCCCATGCGTTCCGGAGCACCGTCGGCGGGCCTGAAACAGCAGCCCAAGAACGACTTCGAGGCATTCCGCATGGGGGTTGCAGACGTCAGCCCGCATCTGCAAGAATGACCCCAGCGATGCACTAACCAAAGGCCCGGCACGGCCTGCCCCTGGTGCACTGAACCCCGGCCGTCGTGAGACGTTCCGGGGTTTTCTTTGACCATCGCTTGACAGTGACCCATAACAAAGCGCTATGCTCCGCGCCAACACGCCGGCCAGAGTCGGCACCACGTCAGCCGTAAGCCGGATTCGCGCCCGGTAGCGCCGTATAGAGGCTCGCGCCCTCGAACGTGGAAAGACACCAGCCTATTTCGGGCTACCTTTCCGACCTTCGAGGACATGCGCCATGCCCATGAATGCTGCCCAGCTTATCCAGGGTGCGAACTACCAGATCGAGACCTATGCCAAGGGCGATCCAGTCGATCAGATCAACAAGGATCGTCCGCTGCTGAAGTGGCTGATGGACAATTCCAAGCCGTCGATCTTCTCCAATGGCATCTTCAACGAGAAGGTGCGCATTTCGAACGACTCGAACTACCAGAACTTCACCGGTGACCAGCAGGTTACCTACAACCGTAAGGATACGGTTCGTAAGGCACCGTTCCAGCACTACGAAGCACACGACGGCTTCTCGCTGAACGAAACCGAGCTTGCCAACAACGGCATCGTCATGACCGACGACGCCGAGGCGACGCCGACCGAAGCCGAGATGACCCAGGTCGTGAACCTGATCAAGGAAGACTATTCGACGCTCAAGAGCGGCTTCCAGGAAGCCTACGACCTGGAAATCCACCGCGACGGTACACAGAACGCACTTGCTGTTCCGGGTTTGGATGCGCTCATCTCGACCACGCCGGCAACGGGCACCATTGGTGGTCTTGACCCGGCCATCTACACGTTCTGGCGCAACAACGCCAACATGGCCATTTCGACGGCCACGGCTGGCACCCTGACCAACCAGATGGAAATCAGCTATCGCGCCTGCCGTACCTTCGGTGGCGAGAACCCGGATTTCTACGTGTGCGGCTCGGCCTTCTACGATGCCTATCGCAACGATGCTCGCCTGACGATCAACCGCCAGTTGGTCATCAAAGGGAATCAGGGCACCGACATGGACAACAGCACCGAGGGCCTGTACTTCAAGGGTAAGCTCGTGGTGTGGGATCCGACCTTTGATGCACTGGACGCTATCCTGGGTGCGATCACCTATCCGTGGGCGAAGCGCCTCTACATGCTCAACAGCAAGCATCTCATCCTGCGCCCGTTCAAGGGACGCTGGATGATCATGCGCAAACCGTCACGCATGTATGACCGCTACGTCCACTATTGGGGCCTGACAGCCGACTACGGTCTGACCGTCAACAAGCGCAACTCCATGGCGGTTCTCTCCATCGCTTAATCGGAATGAGCGAGTCTGAAGACTCGCTCTTTCTTCGCCACTTTCGAGGGTTATCACCATGACCATGCTTTTCAATCTGGCGAACGGTCTTAGCACCGGCACCGTCGCCATCCAGGCTCCGAAGCTTCTCAATGTCACGCCGTTCTTGGGCGGTCAGGGTCACAATGCCATTCTTCAGCTACAGGCAGCTCCGGCTGCTGGTGCAACGGTATTGATCCAAGGAAATCCGTCCAACGCGCATACCACGCCGCCTGACAATGACCCGGGTTGGACCACCATCGCCACGCTGACCAGCACGTCACCGCTTCAGCAGGAAATCACACTGCCGCAGTGGATCCGCACCAACGTGACTGTCCTAACTGCCGGCACGCTGACCGCGAATCTCGAAGGCGTCCAGTAATAAAGCGCCCCGCACACGCGGGGCGTGCTTCAATGCAGCCTCCTTTCACTGTCCAAGGAGACAGACCATGGCAAAGCGCAACCAGAATGATGTCGATCAGTTGGATGAACCGGACTTGATCGAGCAGGAAGAACAGCAGGAACCGGTAACCGTATCAACCGGCGATGCTCAGGGTTATGCGGCACCCAAGGCAGCACCCAAGACAAGCAAGTCCAAGGAATATCCCATCACATTGCTGGTTGTGAGCGTCGATCGCGGTCATGGCACGTCGCCTTCGACCACCATCCCGGAGTACGAACTTGCCGTTCTCGAAGCCATTCACGGCGACGATGGCCCGGTTCAGGTGGTCAGTGAGCGCGAAGGCACCACGACCATGAATGCCGCTCAGGCTCACGCGGCTATGCTGAACAAGTACAACCAGAACAAGGACGATGTGAAAGCTGTCTATCCGCGTCCCAGCAAGTTGGCGAAGGTATCCGGCCTTCCCTATCAGGATGGCGACGACGCAGCGGCGAAGTATCAGACCGCGCAGTTCATCGACCATTCGCAGGAAAACCAGCAGGAAACCTTCGGCGAGTAATCGGCGAACTGGCAGTGGTGAGCCGATGGCGGCCCGGCTGAAAGGTCGGGCCGTTTTTATGAGAGGACTTCGTATGGCATGGCAAAGCGCATTTTTAGATGGCCCTCTCGATGTGATTGTCAGTTACTCGGATAGTCTATTGTTCACAGGTTCCATGGCTATCGGTGACTCTCAAAACTTCCCTGATGCCAATTCAGACTTCAACTGCACTCTATCCGTCGATGCAGATGGAATAGTCAGTCTGACTAGCAGTGCTGACCCTACGAACTGGACGGGTGGTAAATACACGGTGTCTATCGCCACGCCTGATCTTTCAGGATTTGCAGGCATGCAGCTTCTTCAATGCGCATCTGATCCCGATGTCTTCGGCGGAACAACGCTTTCAGCTATAAGCGATGATTCATCTACGGACTTTGAAGGGTCTTCCTTCGTTTATACGAGCCTTCCGACTATCGATTTCGGAATGGGCGCTGTCCCAGGCGGTTCCTGATGACTGTCACCTACATGACATTCCAGCCGCAGTTGGAAACGGCACTGCCGACCAACTACAACTGCGACTGCGATGACAACCCAATTCCTACCTCTACACTGGCACAGCTTCAGCGCCGCATCTTGGTGCGCCTAGGATTTGCTGCAATGCCCACACCGCCTCCGGGCATGGCTGAGCTGGTAAACGACTTCCTTCAGTCGTCGCAGAAGTTGCTATATCGACAGTACAAGTGCTTTGCCACCGAACGCTGGTTTAGCTGGGATTTGGTGCAGGGTCAGCGCTTCTATGACATCGGTGGAAACCGAGACGATTGTTCCAAGAAGCTTGATCCACGTAAGGTCAAGTGGGTTGGAATCTCACGCGGAGACAACGTGTGGCAACCTCTGGTCGAAGGCATTGACCCGGTCTACTACAGCGCCAAGATCTTGGCCATTCCGAACTTCTTCGAGATTCGACAGTGCATCGAGCTCTGGCCTGCTCCAAGCGATAACAGTTGGACGATGCGCATCAAGGGAGACTTCGGCCTACTTCCCTTCGAGGCTGATGCGGATGTGACGACGATTGATAGCGAAGCGATCTTTCTGCATGCCTTGGCACGGGCAAAGGCTCACTACGGCCAATCTGACGCCGCTAACTGCCAGACCGATTGCACGATCTATATCGGCAAGTTGACTTCTGGTCAGCATCCGACGCATCGCACTTGGCCTGGATACACGCCGATTCCTAATGCTATTCCACCCAAGATGGTGCCGTAATGGATCTCCGGTCCATTCCTATAGGCAACTTCACGACAGGCATCACGCGGCTAAGGGATAAGGGCGGCGCATCGCCACAGGCCTTATACGACCTACTGAACGGATATGTGGACGCCAGCGGAGCACCTACCTCCCGCGATGGCACCTTTGTTGACCACATCCTTCCAGCAGGTACAGTCGGCCTATGTGCCTTTCAGGGGAAACTTCACGTCTTTGCACTGACGCCTATCGATCCTGGTAGTACAGATTACGTCGTTGACGTGCTGGTTCACCCTGATCCTTCCTTCTCGGGAAGCATCGTGGCGATCCACTTTGCCAAGCCTTTCCTAGGATTTCTGTACGTGGTGGCTGAGTTTAGCAATGGCGACGTGTATCACTACTGGAATCAGAACCCATCGGTGTGGCAACCGAACACGATCTATGGGATTAACGCCACGGTATCTCCCAGCGTTCCGAATGGCTATTTCTACCAAGCTGAAACGCCGATCAATGTTCCAGTCTGGCAACCGAACACCAATTACGCGCTTGGAGACGTGGTGCAGCCTTCTACGCCAAATGGATACATCTTCACGGTGACAAGCACAGCCGGAGACAATCCCACCAGCGGACCTACCGAACCTAATTGGCCAGCACAGGATGGTGCTCAAGTGTTCGAGGAAGTGGATGGAACCACGATTCCAGGCAGTGGAACTCCTTCCGGTAGTGGCAATGCATCGTTGCCATCGGGCGTTACTGATCGTTATGGAAATAGCGTACAGGTGCCGCAATGACTGACGTCTGGCAGCCTGGGCATACCTACGTACCCGGTTCTATCGTTCGACCAACGACGATTGCGCCGCCAGCGCTGTCGCCTATACCCAATGGCGACTTCGAAACAGGGTCGTTAGCCAACTGGACCCAAGGTGGAACGGGTGGATGGTCTGTTGGGGGAAGCCCCTACAGCGGCACGTTTTGCGCTCACGTAAGCGGAAACGGCATTCACACACTGACATCGACGTTACAGGCTACCGTCATTCCAGGCATGACGATCCGTGCTCAGGCACAGGTCAACATGTTCAACAATGGGACAGACGATCAGGGCTGTGAAATAGCCCTGTATTGGTACGACAGCGGCGGTACATTCCTCTCTCAGACGGAGGGTCCACAGCGAACTGGTAAAGGTGGCTTCTGGACCCCTGTCACTGTCTCCGGGACTGTCCCCGCTGGCGCTGCAAAGGTCGCCGTGACCCTTGGTGCCAATTGCGGTACCCATGGCGGAAACATCAGTTTCGACAGCGTCACTTGGGACTATTCCTTCGCTGGACCGCCTGCTGGTCTTGTTTACAAAGCCACGCAGGCTTCACCTGGAAAGTCGGCAGCAACGGAACCTCTGTGGCCCGGTAATACAACCACGCCTGTCACTGACAATCAGGTCACGTGGCAAGGTGTTATCGCCACCCAGCTTGTCTGGACTGCGTCACCAGTCAATCGATCGGGTGCTACAGAACCGGTATGGCCCACCGATCCGGGTGGATCAGTCGATGACAATGGCATCGATTGGGTAGCCAAAGTCCCTGTAGTCACAGACGTTAACTGTCCTCACTCCAAGGTTGTCGTCATCGCAGCGAGCAAGGTATACGCCGCCGATGACGACATCATCCGCTATAGCGCCACGGTCAATCCCTTGGACTGGTCATCTAATGACGATGCCGGATACCTTCCTTTCGGTTTGCAGACCTATGGGTCCAATCCGGCTGCGGCGATGAATCTCTACCGTTCGAACGTGATCATCACGAATGCCGAGGGCATGCAGAACTGGCAGGTAGACGAAGATCCGGCCAACAGCGCGCTGCTAGATGCGCTGCCGATTGCCAGCACGTGGAACAAGGCCATGTGCCCTGTAGCCAATGACCTTTTGTTCCTTTCGTCCAAAGGCGTAAGGTCGCTAGGCATTGCTGCAACTGGTGTTTCGCTCGAAGCGGGCGACGTTGGTATGCCGATTGACGTTTTAGTCCAGGCTGAGTTGAAGTCACTGATTGCATCCGGTGGGCAGCCACTATCCTGCTACATACCGGCAGAAGCTCAGTTCTGGATTGCCTTCTCAACTCAGCCTATAGCCCCGGTACCTTCTACGCGTTGGCAATCGGCCCTCGGCTTGCAATGGACTAATACTGGAAACAACGTCACGTTGCCACTGTCAGGAACAGTGGGTGGCTCATTCCTTCCATCAGTGGTCGTGTCTCAGGCCCAGTTAGCGACACTTCTCGGTGCTGGTGACTCGATCATTGGTGTTCGAGCTTCTGGTGTCCTGACATTAAGTGCTTTCACAGCCGGTTCTCAGACCTCTTTCCATTGGTCAACAAATGTCCAGTCACAGAACACGGCTGTCGGAGCCAACCCGATCACCTTGGCGGCTACGGCTTGGGATGGGCAGGGCAACTTCTCACTTGGGGCTTCGCTGATAGCTGGTGGTACCAGCATCAGCTTCGCCATGTCGCAACTGGACATCGAAATACAGAATGCTGGTGGTGGCACTCCTGGCGTTCCTGGAAGTGCCATTGTCTTTGTCTACACGATGAACCGCCCCAATGCTCCGGGTCGCTGGTCGCGCTATGTCTTCCCATTCGCTATTGATGACTTCACACAGCTCAATGACCGGCTTTACATGCGAAGCGGAGAAGACATTCTTCGCGTGGATCCAGATGCGCTTTACGACTATCAGGACGATCCACGCCAAGTTGAATTCGAAGGCATTGTTCAGACGCCTTGGCTTGACGATGGAGCACCCGGGGTCACCAAGCAGTTCGTTGGACTGGATATCGTTGGCTCTGGAACGCCACAGGTCGCCTTGGGATATGACCAGACGAACCTTTCCGCCTTCACCGACGACTACACCGTTCCTGCTGACAGTGTTCCAGGAATGCTTATTCCTATACCGATCATGACGCCGTCGGCTTCAGTGCGAATCACCTATGCGGGTGGGCAGCGCTGGCAGCTTCAGGCGATTAACCTATGGCTTCAGAACATGAAGCCTGCGTCATGAGATTCCCGACGAACGCACCTGCTGGCGTGGTTCCAGCTCGGAATGTCCATTTCCAGTACCTTGCTGAGCATATGCGAGAGGACGAAAAGCAACACTGGCTAGCCATGTCTGGGGCGAATTCCTACAACTCAGATGTAGCCGCAGCTGGATTCATGCTCACCAACGGCATGCGCATGACTCTTCTAGGTGTCGATGGCATGCCAGTCATTGCGGGTGGTTTTGTGCCAAGCCGGGGTAATTCGTGGGATGGATGGATGGTAGGAAGCATCGAAGGATGGGACAAGGAATGGCGGTCCATCACCAAGGCAGTTCGATGGCTTATGGGCGAGATGTTCCGAGCTGGGGCCACGCGGCTATCGATCACCACACTGGCATCTAGGCATGAGGCCTTGGACTGGTACGAGAAGGCTTTGGGCATGGAATGCGAAGGCACGTTACGCTGCGCGGGATCGCATGGCGAAGACCTTGTAATCTATTCGCGAATCAAGGGTGACGGACTATGAGCGGCGGAAGCGATAGCGCTAGCAAACAGGCTCAGGCCAATGAGAATGCTCGCCAAGCGGCGGTTGCATCAGGCACTGCGTCGGTCAATAAGATTTTCGATGACCCTTCGCGTACTGCTGCCTATGACAAGTTGTCTGCCGATACGACGGCCTACTACACCCAGCAGCTCGACCAGCAGAAGCAGTTAAACGACCGACAACTCAAGTTTGCTCAGGCGCGCAATGGCCAGACTGGTGGAAGCGTCCAGACGGATCAGGATACGCAGGCTGGCAAGGATTACCTACAAGGCGTTCTTAGTGCCCAGCGTATGGGAGCGCAGGCTGGTGCAGATCTTCAATCGAAAGATACAAGTGAACGAGCAAGCCTTATTGCTGCTGTCCAAGGTGGCCTTGACGCCACCAGCGCCGCATCGAATGCCGCAGCCGCTATGAAGGGCAATCTCGACTCCGCTCAGTCAACCGCGACAGCGAATGCCTTTGGACAGACCTTCGGTGACTTCTCTTCGATCTACCAGAAGTCACAGGATGCCAAGGCTCTTCGTCAGGGTCAGCTCTACAGCTACAACACCGTCTATCAGCCCGGTTTCGGCGCTGGGGCCGCTGGCGGCGGCGGGAGTCATTACTGATGGCCGCTGATATCGCCATCCTGAAAGATATTCATCCTTCGGTCCAAGTGCCTGACCAAGGTGAAGCCATCATGCGCCTACAGCGTCGCATGGCTGACCTACCTGAAGATCAGCGCATGGCGCTTCCTGAACGCATCTGGGAATTCTTCCCTGGTGGATGCGCGTGCGGGATGATCATCCCGAAAGACATGGTCATGGTGGGCAAGATCCACAAAGCACCTCACCTTGTCATAGCCTTGGGAGACATCAGCGTCCAGGACGAAACTGGGACCATCACGCGCATGCAGGGATTCCGCATGTTCACCTCACCAGCTGGTGTAAAGCGTGCTGGCTGGGCACACGAAGACACCATCTTCATCAACGTCCATGTCGGTGATGTGCATACGCCTGAAGAGGCTGAAGCGGCCTTCATTCAGGACGAACCGTCTCCCTTCGAACCGCTTCCAGAGGAATTGCTGCCATGAGTTACGGATGGGTAGCTGCGGGTATTGCCGCACTGGTCGCGGGTGGAACGACCTATTACAACAACACCAACCTAGCCAATCAGCAGGATAGGGAACTCGCAGCCAATCTGAGGCAGCAGGGCGATCTTCAGCAGCAAGCGACGCAGAAGACCAACCAGCTTATTCAACAGACGGCCGATTCGTCTCCTGCGACTGCTAAACAGTCTCTTCTACAGCAGTACACGAATGAGTTGCAGCGCAAGAAGGCATCGTCTACGAACGGCCTAGCCCAAGTCGGCAATGTGTCTAGCGCTTATACCAAGGCAGCAAACGACGCAGCTAGCGGTATCTCTACCTATGGAAATACGACGGCTGACCTTCTATCCAGCATCGATGCGCCAGCACTTCAGCGACAAGGTGAGGCCGCTAATCTTTCCTCTTTCGGTTCACAGCTAGGCCAGATCAAGGCCAATTCTCAGGCCGACAACTATCTTTCTCAGATGCGCCTCCAAGGTCTTCACCTCAATCCATGGCTACAGGGTCTTTCCAGCGCCGCTCAGTCCTTTGCCACCAAGGGATTTAGCGGTGCATCGGGATTTGGATCGGGGACAGGGACGGATGGTGGAGGTAGCATCTACAACAACAACGGCTACGGAACGAACCTTCCGTACTAGGGGAACAAGCCATGGCAGATTATCTAGGTGACTTGGCTTCCGCCCCTTCGACGGGTTGGGCAGCTATTGGAAACGCACTGGCCGGTGGCGGAGGTTCCGAACAGCGTGCCTATCAGACCGGTGTTGTCCAAGGTGCTCAGTCGGCCAACCTTCTGGAAGAGGCTCGCAAGCGACGTGACGCCAATCTCGCGCTTCAAGGCATAAACGCACAGTCCTTTACGGGTGCCCAATCTGATCCCAATGGACAGGGTGGAGCAGCTCTTTTGAGCGCCTTGGTACATGCTGGCGTCAACCCCGACCAAGTGGCCTCAGCCCTTGGGGAAATGCAGAACACTTCGCAGCGAGGCCAAGTATTCCAGCAGGCTCAGCAGCCCGGAGTATCTGTTGCTGCGCTCAACCCTGTCCTGGCCGCTCTCAATGGGAAGCCAGTGGAGACAAGCAAGATCGAAGGGAACACGATCATCAATCCCTATCTCGATCCCATATCGCAAGCTCAGGTTGGCGGCAACCAACCTACAGCGATCGGTCAGGCCGATATTGCCGAGAAGGGTGCTCAGGCTAAGAGTGCTTTGGCTGCTGCCTTCGAGCACTCGGCTCAGGGGCAACATGCTCTGGCTACGATCAACGATGTTCAGACCGATAGTTTGGGTAACGCGGTTCTAGTCAATCGTGGTACCGGTGGAAGCAAGCCTGTCTTGGACGCGCTTGGCGAACCAGTGGCACTTGGAACCAAAGGAAGTGGTGGTGCAGGAGGCAAGGTGACTCTACCGAGCCCCCAGGAAATGCAGCAAGCCTTCGGTGCCCCTCGCATTGGCGGGCAAGGTAACCCACGTGCACAGGACTTCTTGGCTTGGCAGGCACTTCAAGCACAGCAAGATCCGCGCTTCAACAACGGGTCCTTCGCATTGCAGCAATACGCGCTGCATCAGCAAGGAGGGAACCTTGCGGCCAACCAAACGGCCAGCGCCGCAGATGCGCTTGGCTTGGCCAACCCTATAGCCAATCGAGCAAATGCCACCGGCCTTGTCCAGAAGAACGAGGATGGAAATGTGGTCGCTGCTCCGACGACGGTTGTATCTCCCGGTACGACCAACGTAATGGCAGCATTGGCGCAACAGAATCAGCCGCAACAGCCTAAGTCCTTCTCCAACGATTCTCCGGCTGAGCCGAAATCCAAGGCTGAGTTCGATGCGCTCCCTTCGGGGACGCCTTTCATCAATCCTTCGGATGGCAAGTTGATGAGGAAGAAATAGCCATGGCGGACCTAGACTTCAGCGGAAGCGCCGAACCCATCGCATCCACCAGCGCACCGGACTTCAGCCAACATGCTGAGCCGGTGCGAAACGTTTCTGCTGCCGAAAACATCGGACGTGGTTTCATTAGTGGTGGCGGCGACTTGTTGAACCTTATTTCCGGGGTACAGCATGCTGTAAATCCCGCCGATGCCATTGCGCAGAAGCTCATGACTCAAGATGCATTGAATCGTGGGCTGCCGGCCGAACAGATTAAAGCTGTTCTAGACCCCGCTTCATCCTTGGCTGAAAATGCCCATGACTTCGGCAACCTGTCTCCCACTGAAACCACCGACCTATCCGGAAAGATTGCCGGAGGTGTTGGCCGAGCCATTCCAAGCATTGCCGCAGCTCTTGGCACAGGAGGCGGAGCCTCATTGGCTGAAGCCGTTCCTGCATCCGTTCGGGCAGTTCCCTATCTTGGCCGACTGGCTGGCGCTTTGGCTGGTGGAGCGCCAACGGCAACGGTCCTGACGGCTGAGCAAGCTGCAAACCTACCGGACAACATGTCCGACGCGGATAAGGTAGCCGCCATAGCAAAAGCTGGTGGATTGAACCTTGCCCTTGCGGGATTGCCAGCAGCATTAGGGAGCACAGCCGTTACGCGTGCTCTGACAGGCGGCGCTCTGGGCTATGGGACTAGCGTTGCCTCTTCTGCATTGCAAGGCCAGCCACAGGATCAAGCGAATAACATCGTCGGCGCTCTATTTGGCGCGGCGCTAGGTCAGCATCCGACTGCACCTCAGGTGGACCCGCATTTGGCCCGCTATCAGGCTAGTGTAGATACTCCATTTACGCCTGCTGCTAGGCCAGAACTACCAGCACCCGAAGCCAACGCTGCATCCACAGAAGCTCCTGTTCAAGATCAGACTGTTCAGACACCTGTTGAGAGATCGGCATCGACTGCACCTTCGCCAGCTCAGGCTGAAGCCGTGTTCCGCTCTGATCCACGCGTGGCGCTAGCTGCGCTCGACCATCCTACGTTGGTCCAGGTAGCTCAGGATGCAGGATTTACCGTAAAGCCGGGAGAAGACCGGACCAGCATCATCGGAAAGATGGTCAGCTCTGGCGATTACCTGCATAGCGATGTGTTGCCCGAGTACGTGGCTGCGGTATCCAAACCTACCGAATCGACTCCAAATAATTCCGAAATTATTCCTACGTCGCCGGAAGTTGTTCCTGAGTTTCCACCACAGGCTCAGATGATCCCCTCTGGCGCGCCTGTTTCGGTGGACACATCAGGCACAGCCTATACGCCTGCTCAGGGGTCGGACTTAATTCAACAGGCTCTGTCTCAGGGCGTAACATCGCGCCCCGCGCTTCCTGAGCCTCGCACTATCGTTGACTCGCAAGGGAACGCGGTCGATTCGAATGCCTTCACAAGGCAGTTACAAGATCAGCGACAAGCCCTTGAGTCTGAGACTCAAGAACAAGTTGAGCGGAGAAATCTTGGCATCACCCCAGATATCGAGCGCACGCAAGCTCCTACATGGGCCAAGAATCAGGCTGAAAGCACAGCCAATGCTCAGCGACTTGCCGATCAGCAGGCCATGCAGGACGCGCGTGACGCAGCTAATAGCGATGTCGTTGGACAGCGGCAAGATGATGCTCCTCAATGGTGGCTTGCTGGTCAGCATTCGGCTGATGAGGCTGCACCTGACCTTCAGGCGCGCCAAGATGCCCGCGAAGCCGAAAATGGTGAGCTTGCGCAACAGCGCAGTGTGGATATGCCTGAAGAGCCGGCTTGGTGGCAGGAAGGCCAGCATCAGGAAGCCTTGCAGGAAATGGCTCGCCAGCGTGCTGCAATGCCTGAAGACGCAAAGTCACATGCTACCGAACAGCTTCAAAGCATCGGCATCGATCCAGCAGACCATGAGGAAGCCTTGGCTACCTCGCAGCTACTGGATAGGGCCTATGATGCCGGAGCTAGCGTGGAAGATGTCCGGCATGTCTTGGATGCGCCTTCCAGCGATGAAGCTGCCCAAGGCCTACGTGACCTTACCGATCAATTGGAGGCCAGCCATGGCACTGAACAAGAGCAGCCTGATGAAGCTCAATCGACTGGTAATCAAGCGTCGAATCCGGGGCGAGCCGGCATTGGTCCCAGTACATCCGCTTCCAGCTCCGAGCGAGAGCCCATTCAGTCCGCCAGCGGAACCATTCCCAGTCGGGCAAGCGGGCGCGGACGAGTAGAGGAAGGTGTATCCCAACCTGATGGTTCTTCTCAGCGTCAGATAGTCCCTGAGTCCGAACGGCGTGACGACTGGTCAGCACCGACAGAAGGTCGAGCTATCACGGCCTTGGATGAACTGGTCAAGAGGTACGGTGGTAGCACGCTTGCCGATTCGATCCGCGATGACCTTAGAGAGACAACCACGGCTCAGCTTATTGGTCAGAAGGTCCAATCCCATGAAGATCTTGCAGCTTTGGCTTCGGTCTATCGCAATCCTTCTTTTGAGACGATGCGATACGTCTACGTCAATAAGGCCGGTATCGTGCTCGGCGAGACGGCAGTCAGTTCGCGCATGCCGTCCAGTGCGGTGGCGTTCCCAACGGATGCCACCGACGGTGTCGATTGGATAGTGCAGAACGCTCCAGAAGGAGCTACTGGGCTTTGGATGATCCACAACCATCCGAGTGGCAACCCAAAACCATCCGAGCAGGACTTGGACTACACAGGTTCCATGGGCATCAAGTTGGGCGACCGTGCTGGCGCTCCTAAGCTGCGCGGTCATGTGGTTCTAGATCATGACACTTTCGGCAACATTGATGCCTTGGGCGACTTCCGTGGCATCGGCAAGGTTCCCGGAAAGGAAAGAACGGCTGATCCATTGCGATCACATCGCGGTGATCTATCGATGTTCGATACGCCGGTCACTTCTCCCGCATTTGCTGCCACGACTGGCAAGAAGATCGCGGCTGCAACACCTGAGAATTCCTCGGCAGTTGTCATCATGGATGCTCAAGGACGCGTGGCAAGCATCCATACCTTCCCGAATGACTTCCTGACTACACCACGCGGTGCAGCCATGGTCAGCCGGCTTGGCGGTAAGCGCGGCGCTGTTGGCATAGGCATCGTGACAAGCGCAGAGAACTTCGCCAAGAATCGATCAGCCTTCGACAAGGCTACCGAACGTGGCTTGCTCCGCGATGCGACGATCGTTGGACCGGATGGTCATGCGCTTTCGCTTGGAGGAACGCCTCTATTCCCGCAAGCCAAACGTTCCAATTTCGGCAAGCATTCTGCCGGTGCTCGCGCCAGATCAGAGTTCGGTCAGCAGGTCAGGGAGGAACCTAGCGATAAGCCCATGATCAGCCTTTCGGCTGTTCGTCGTGCGTTGGCTGATCGAGGTATGACGCCTGAAGCCATTGCGGCTATGTCTCCTTCTGATCTTCGTGCTGAGCAGGCCAACCTGCGCGCTAGGTCCGAACCAACGCCTGAGCTGAAACAGACAGGCGTCAAGAACGCTACGAAGGAAGAAGAGCGCGGCATGAAGGGTAAGGCTGCGGTCGAACATGACCTAGCCAGCTCTAACCCTGAGCAGTATGCGGTTGCCAAGGAACGTTTGGACCGTGACCCCCACGCCGGCCAAGACTTGGCCCAGAAGGTCATCAAGGAACAGAAGCCGATCACCGCAGAGGAAACTATCCTCCTTTCCTTGGATGCCATGCGCATCATAAACCAGCGCCAGCAGGCCTACGAAGTGGCTGAGAAGGCTTTGGAAGGTGGAGATACGACGACCTACTTGGCCGCCTTGGAACGTACTAGGACGCTAGATGACCAAATGGAGGCCAATGATGTTGCAGCTCGCTACTCAGGCACGCTGGCAGGTCAGGCGCTCCAAGCCCGAAAGGTGATGATCCAACAGGATTACTCTATGGCTCGACTGATGCTTCGAGGGAAGGTATCTGCTGGCCGACCGTTGAAGCCTGAGGAACGTTCGGCACTGGAGGCTAGGGCTGCGGAGATTGAGAAGCGATCGGCAGAGCTGGATAAGCGCGAAGCGGCCTTGCGTGCTCAGGAGACAGTAGCTAAACCTATCGCCCAGAAGCGAGCAGCGAAAGCCAAGTTCGATGACCTAGTTGCCCAGCTCAAGAAGATTTCCGAGAAAGACCAACTCAAGCCCGGATGTGTTGTATGAGCGGCTGTGAACCCACTGACGAAGTACGCGCGATCATCCGCGCCATGGCTCGCGCTAAGGTCGAGGAAGGCTTTACCGACGCCAATGCCATTGTGGACGAGATCCATGCGGCTATCCAAGATCACACCCCGCTCTGGAAGAATGAGATTGCGGACATCATTACCGGCATTGGTCAGCCAAAGCGCAAGGCTACTAAGACTGAATTGCAGGAGCGTCTGACGCAGCTCAAGCGTGATCTTCGTGAAACCTACCATCCGAAGCCAGCGCCAAAGTCTCCCGAAGAGCGTAGGAACGCAACACGTCAAACGCAGCTCAAGAAACAGATTGTCGAAGTCCAAGATCAAATCAAGCGACAGGACTTTTCCAAGCCTGAGCGTCAGCCTTTCCAGTACGACCAAGCCACTCAGAAGCTTCAGTCCGATTTGGCGGTTGCCAAGCGTGAGGCCGACAAGTTAATGCGAAAGTTGGAGTGGCAGAACAAGTCACGTGCTGCCAAGGTGCTAGATACCGTTCTAGCCTTCCACCGTGCATCCATCCTTTCTGGACTGACGGTATTCGAGCACCTATCCGGTGCTGTCCTATGGCGTCTCCTAGGAACGCCTCTGGAGCAGGCTGCTGGAGCCATCCTTCACCATGTTCCAGGCGTTCGTGGACTCTCCGAGCTAGCTCCCACTGAAGGCGGTGGCTTCCAAGGTAAGGCCCAGTTGGAGGGTTTGAAGCATGCATTCGGTGCCGAAACCTTGAAGGACATCCGGGATAAGCTCGTTCGCGGCTACAGCGACAAGCAAGCCAGAAATAAGGCACCCATCGAGAGCAATCACAAGTATCTTGAGTTCGTCGGTCATATGCACGATGCGCTCAAGACGCCAGCTGAGAACGCTGGTTATTACCGCGCCCTTGTCACGGCCACCAGTCAGGCTAAGAAGTCGATGGCTCGCGACGGCATGAAGCCGGGTGAGATAGACGCAGCCATGCAGTCACCGGCCATGATGGCTCGCATCGAGGCTTTGGCCTATGGCGAATCCAAGAATGCCAAGCTTCAGGGCGACAATGCGGTCATCAACGCCATTCGTGCCTTTCTTGGCTCGATCAGTAAGCAGGGTATTGGTGGTAAGGCTGTGGCTGGTCTGGCTAACTACCAGATGCCCATTCTCAAGATCCCGACGAACCTGTTCGCGGAGACCACAAGCTATGCTGCTGGCATCACCAAGGCCTTAGGCACGCTGATCAATCACCGTGGCGAGAAGATCAGTCCGGAGACTGCTGATTACGTCATGCGTAACCTGAAGAAGGGATTGGTCGGTAAAGCACTCGCTATCTTCGCTCTGACCTTTGCTTCGGAGTTCGGCGCACTGTACGACGAACAGCGGAAAAAGAAGCCCGGAGAGCCTGACTATGGCGATCTAAGGACACCAGCAGGAACGATTTCCCATCACCTTCTTCACTCACCGGCATGGTCTTACATGATGGCCGTGGCGCTCGCCAAACGCGTCTATGACCAGCAGGTCAAGAAAGGTAAGGGTAAGACAGAGGCTGCTTCTACTGCTGGCCTTCGTGCACCCATAGCCTTGGTAAAAGACCTTCCATTTGTGGAAGCGCCTGCTGAATTCTTCCGATCGATCAAGGATTCGGAAGGTGCGGGCGATTACGCTGGCAAGGCAGTTAGCGAGCTGACTACGCCTCAACTTCTCAAGCAAGCCGCTAAGGCGACCGATTCGTCTACGCTTCCTCGCAAGCCCAAGGGATTCGTGCAGCAGCTTGAAATCGGTATCCCGGGCTTACGCGAGAAGGTGCCGACGAAGCAGCTAAAGGGCATGTCCCTGGATCAGAAGTTGGACTATTACGACAAGATGAAGCCAGCGGAACGAGAAAAGTCAGGCATCGTAGAATCTATCTTCGAGACGGCCAAGAGACAGGGTTCGAAGTTGACCGACGAACAACTTAAGCGAGTTGAGGCAATCCAGTAATGGCACAGCTCTTTGATGTCGCCCTTCGTAACAATCTTCGGCTGAAAGTATCGGTCGAGGCAGGCGCGACGAAAGGTGCCCAGGTAGGTGTCAACCTGACCGATCCCCAAGGCAATCTGGTTAAGTGGTCGGATATTCTAAATGTCGCTACCACACCCGGTGGTGGATCTTCATCCATAACCACTACAGATGATCTAGATGAAGGTGCATTCAATCTCTACTTCACCGACCGAAGAGCGCAGGACGCTGTAGGAGCGATTCTAGACAACACATCGAATATCACGCTCACATACGACAACAGTGACCCTGGTAACAATATCAAGGCTGACCTGACGGATGTTACTCCTGGTTCGTCTGGTCGTTTGTATGGCCTTTCATTCGACTCGAAAGGCCGTTTGGCTAATCAGCACGCTCTAACAGTCACTGGAACGGCAAACCAAGTCCTGGTCACTGGTGGCGATGGCTCAGGTGCTTCTATTGCGCTGGCAACGCCGCAGGACATAGCCACAACGTCCTCACCTACCTTCGCTCAGGTAACGGTAGCTGCCGATCCCACATCAGCTTTGCAGGTTGCCACGAAGCAGTATGTGGATGCACTAGCTCAGGGGTTAGACCCTAAGCAGTCGTGCCGCCTAGGAACGACTACCAATGACACTCTTTCAGGGCTAGCCGCACGCGATGGTGTAACTCCGGTCTCTGGCAATCGCGTTCTAGTCAAGAGCCAGACGACGCCGGCACAGAATGGCATCTACGTCGCCGCCTCTGGCGCTTGGACACGTGCCACAGATATGGACGCATGGACCGAAGTGCCTGGTGCTTTCACATTCATTGAGGAAGGCACGACGCTAGCCGACTCTGGTTGGGTGTGCACCTCGAACCAAGGCGGAACGATCGGTACGACGCCGATCACTTGGGTACAATTCGCGGGCGCTGGTACGGTCACAGCCGGTACTGGAATCACGGTCACAGGCAATCAGGTATCTATTACCAACACGACTGTGACCGCAGGAACAGCCGGTGACTCGACCCACTTCCCCATCATCACCTTCAACGCTCAAGGTCAGGCGACTGGCTACACTACGCAGGCCATCACATCTAGTGGCCTTACCCATCCACAAGTCATGACGCGTGTAAGCCTGGGGTTCTGATGATTCTCGATACTACATCCAAGAGCATAGAGGTAATCCTTGGCGCTGCTGTCGTAGCCAATCAGGCACAAATCAGTGCCTCCTATGCCGATATAGACTCGGCAACGTTCGTTCCTGGTGAATCCGACACGGTTAGCAATGGAACTACAGCTGTTACTGTCGTAGCTGCGCCAGCAGCTAGTAAGCAGCGTCAACTAAAGTATCTTTCGGTTTACAACGCTGACACAGCATCTATCACTGTTACCGTTAGGCTTAATAATGGAGGAACGATTAGGAATGCTTCGTCCTATATCTTGTCTCCTCAACAGACGCTTCAATACACCCCGGACCAAGGATTTTTCGTAGGTCAGCCTAACTTAGCTAATGGCATCACACCTGGATACATAGATGGCCTAAAGCTCATCACTGTGTCTGCCACAGCGGTTTCCTTCGGATCTGGTGCAGCCTATGTGCAAAGCATTGGAGGGTTAGTAAATCTCCCATCGCAGTTCAACTTGACTAGCCTTGCATTATCAGCATCGACTTTCTATCACGCCTATCTTTTTCTTTCATCTGGCGTACCGACAGTGGAACTAGTGACAACTGCTCCTGCATCTCCTTACTACGGAACAGCTAGATCAAAGACAGGTGATACAACTCGACGCTATTTAGGGAGTTTCCTTACCGATTCAAGTGGAAATATTTTCCAGTTTAGCCATTTTGGAAATAAGATTTTATGGTTGGCAACATCAGCGGCAGCTCCTTTTCTACTTCTCAGCGGAGGAACGGCTACATCGTCAACTCCAGTCACATGCGCTGGTGCAGCCCCTTTAACCGCAAAGGCAGCGGTTTTATCTATCCTAAACACGAGCGCTACAGTTGATTTGCTTCTTAGCAATTCTCTTGGTCCAGCGCTAACGGCCAATTATATCTTGTTCATTTATCGGTCAACCGCAAGTACACTTGATATGCCTTTAGATGGATCATTGTCATATAACTATGCCTATTCGTCGGCACCTACGCCCGGCGTGAGCTTCCACCGTTGCATTGGATACACTTTCGAACGATAGGAGTAAGACATGTCTACAGCCCCAAGTTTCGGATACGCACTTTCCTTTAATACGGACACGCAAGGTTGGTCTTACCGGGCAGTGGCCGAAGGCTTTGAATTAACGGATGATGAGACGTTTTATACGTCTACTGATGATTTCCCACAGGCAGCCAAAGACTGGTTTGCTGCTCATCCATTTGGCTAGACCATGCTCCAAGAAGCCGCCCACATCGTTGCTGAGGCAGGGAAGACCATGGACTCTTTCATCTTCTGGGAGATAACCAGCGGCATCACTGCCTTTGTGGGCTACGCCATCTGGAACTTGCGCTATCAGCACAAGCAGGATCTGGCTCTTTTAAGGCTTGAGAGTGACCGTGATAACCATTCAGAACAGCTGGATGAGTTTTCGGACGACCTTAAGAATCTGGTCAAGATGGTCACTCATATTGATCGGATCATGCGAAGGCTAGCCACGAGTCAAGGAATTCACGTGAGGGAGGACGATTGATGGCTGAGATACAGGAAGAATCGCTGAAAGAGCTTGATCTTGCTGTAGCCGAGGTTCGTGACTTCATGCGTCAGCGTGGTGGCATCCGTGGCGGAAACAACCAGACAGCTATCCATATAAACGCCGGAGGTATTGGCGTGTGGATATGCGTCACTTGTTTCGTTGCAATCTTGGCTTCGTGCCTCGTAGGGTCATTCTGGATGAATTCCGAGCTGGCCTCGATTCATCACGACCTCAAAGACCGAAAGGATGAGAACGACTCCATGAAGTCCTATCTTTCGGCCATCTATATGCAAGCTCCACAGTTAAAACCCAAAGAGGAAAAAGACCATGGCAACTGATCCGATCATCATTCTTACCCCCAAGCCGCATCCGAATTCACAGGTCAGCCAGACTCAACTTGGCTGGACGGTCCAGCAGCCTGATGGCTCTGCCGCAGGTTGTGGTTGGGAATCCTTTGGCGCTGCCAGTGAGTGGCTTGCTGAAGCTCTGAAAGAGGACTGAATCATGAAGCTGCGAGAACTTATCGTCGCCGACGTTTCTGCCGTATGGAAGCAATGGAGCACGTATGTTCTCACAGCTCTGGTTGCCTTTCCTAGCGCTTATGACGCCATTGCAGCTATGGGATGGATGGATCAGTTGCCGGAGCCGGCTCGGTGGTCCATACGCGGCCTAGCGACGGCTGGTATCCTAGCTAAGCACTATCGTCAGGGCTGGTGGAAACAGGACAAAACTAATGTCTGACTGGAAAGGCACCGCAATCGAACTCATCAAGAAGTTCGAAGGTCTAAGGCTTGAGGCTTATCCTGATCCTGCGTCAGGTGGCGATCCATGGACTATTGGCTATGGCGCTACCGGACCAGAAATCCAGAAAGGCACCGTATGGACGCAAGATCAGGCCGATGCCGATCTTAGCCAGCGAATAGAGCAGCTTGGTCGGCAGGTAGATGTCAACGTTTTCGTCCCCATCACGGACAACCAGAAGGCTGCTTTGGTCTCCTTGGCCGATAACGTAGGCATCAACGCATTGGTTAGCTCGACGCTTCTCAAGCTCGTGAATCAAGACGACATGCATGGCGCTGCCGATGAATTCCCGAAATGGATACATGCGGCAGGAAAGGTCATGTCCGGATTAGTCGCTAGGCGAGCCGCTGAGCAGGCTACTTTCTTGGAGGGCCTATGATCGTCCTATGGGAAAAGATCAAGACATGGATCATTGCCCTTGGCAGCATTATCGTCACTATCGTCGGATTCTGGCTGTACGGCCGTGAGCAGGGCAAGAAGGATCAGAAGCAAGCTGAGGCTACCGAAGCATCCGAACAGACTCAGAAGGCTCAAGAAACGCGCTCCGAGGTCAATAAAGAGGTCCAGAATCTTCCAGATGCTCCTGCACAGAAGCTCGATACTCCAATCAAAGGAACTGCCGCCGAGGAGCTTAGCCCATGGCTTCGAGACTAGCCCCTATCGCTCTATGCGTCCTTCTGTGCGCCTGCCAGCCGGTCGTCAAGGTCGATGTATGTCAAGGCTGGCAACCTATCTATCCTAGCCGTCAGGATGTTCTAACCGATGGCACGGCGAAGCAGGTTCTAGCGCATGACCAATACGGCCTAAAGATGGGATGTTGGAAGATCCCAAAGAAAAACCCCTCTAAGTGAGGGCTTCTTTTAGCTGCAATTGTTAACGAACCACTTGCCTAGATGCTCTCTCTCCTCATCGGTCAAAGGTGCATCGCGGATAGGGGTAGCCTCTAATCCTGTGCTTTTATGGAAAGCGATGAGTTTCTGTCGAGCACGCTCGGCTATTTCAGGATCATATTCGAAGTCAGTCATTGAATATCCTCACCGTATCCACGCAATCCATTTCGCCTTAGAGCTTCATCCATCTTCATGGGCGAAACTTGCCACAATATTGAACCCATAATGCCCGGGAAAACCATTCCACCTTGAAACCCATGCGAGTAAAGGTGACGCATCGTTTCTTTCCGCTCATCCTCTGAATAACTTTCCTCGCATTCGCGCAATGCTTTCAGATAACGGTAGCCTAGTGACATCACCCCACCTCTCCGCGCCCGGCGGCCATGGCTGCGTCGACAAGGCTATCGACGAACCTCTCGTTGAGGCGATCACTCGGACCGTCATAGTGGCGAATGGCCGCAAACCGCAGCCACATGCCTTCGCTGTCAAACTCACGGAATGCGGTCGACCGGACGTGTCGCCACCTCGCCGCATCCGCATCCCGCGCCGCGTCGGGCTGAGGGTGGACGTAGAGCTCTTCTGCTCCATGCCCTGGTTGATGCCTGGGAAGGCCGTAGTAGACATAATGCTGCGTCCCATCGATGTTCTTTCCATCTGGATATCGAACGGCCACAGCCTCACCCACCACCTCACCCGGCTGCGGCGCGGCTTCGAGCATCTGACGCCAGATGATCTTTGCTTCGGGATGCCAAACACTATCGGGTGCACTGCACATCTCATGCGTCGCCACCACTGGAACAAGCCGCCACTCGTTCTCGTTGTAGGTCACGGTTTTCATGGACCATTCCTCAGGCTGTGGCTAAATGCCGTCATCCCACAGCGCGAGCAGGTTGCACTGGTCATGCAGCCGTCTTCACTGGTGAAATCGGGTCCGTCCCACGCGTGCTCGCAGGGTCCGCCTGTACCGCAGGCGCAGTAGCAGGCGTTGTAATCGTACGGATACGCGAGCGTCCAACCGTCTTTGCTCATCTCCTTGACGAATTCTTCGTGGCTCTTATTTCGCTCGGCTCGCAGTGCGTTGAAGTCTGGCATCATCGCGCTACTCATAGCTTGACTCCTTGAAAGTTGTGATCGCTCCGCCAAGTCCCGACACACGCAATGCCATGACATTCGCGTCACCGTAGGCAATCAGGCAGATCGGACCACCGCTATTGCCGGTCGCGCGAGACCCATCAGGGTGATAGAAATTCGGTCGGCCAGCCAAGAACATCACTGCGCTTGCCCGATTGAAAACTGACGTGTGGAACATGGCTGTATCGGTCCTGGCAAATGCCAAGGCGATTCCGTTTCCGTGCTCCGCCATTCGCTCTAGCCAGTGACGCGTTTGATTACCGAAAGGAGGGTTGCACCAGACGCGGCCATGCCATTCGGCTGCAAGTCCATCCTCGGGCAGCTCGATATGGCGCTTGGCAGTCGGCCAGGGTCGCGGTGATGGGGCAGCGCACGGATCAAGATCGAACTCGCCAAGCGCATGGAGGATGTCTGGCGGTGTCAGCCAAACATGCGTATCTGCCACAGGCCGCGCAATGTAGGGATGGGCACCATTTCCCATCTCACTCCCCCTTGCCGTCGTGCGCGGCGATGAGCCTTTCCTGCTCTTCGATAGATATGCCGGCCAGAATCTTGACCATCTGAGCCCAGAGCGGGCGAGCTTTGAAATCAAATAGCCCGTACTCTCTCGCAAGCATGTCTTTTATCTCGGACACGGCAAGCGGAGGAAGTCTTACGGGCATGGTCACTTTCGATACCTGCACGCTCGGCTGCGCGGGTTGTGGTGATGTGTAGAGCTTCTCCAACTGATACGTAGCACCGAGCTTTTCAGATGGATGAAAGCTAGGAAGGCTCTCCGTATAAATCCATCCAGTCCAGCCATCATCGGGCATGCTGTACCGATGGCGAAAGCCTATTGGCTCTTGCTTAACGGGCGCGATGGATGCGAGGGCGGCTGCGACTTTGGCAAGCTTTTCCTTTACAGAGTTTGCGGCTACTTGAGCGAATGATCCATCAGCAGCTACACGTCCAAATAGATAATCGGCGTCGGCGCGAACTTCGTTCAGAGAAACAATTACGTCCTCACTCAACACCCTCGGCGCGGTAGGCTGCGAGCGGGCGCCTTGCCAAAGCGCCCAGGCGTCCCGAGTGAACATGCTTCCATATTCACCGTCGTCAGCACGAAACAGGATGGCTACCTCGTTGACTCGACGATAGGTTGCCTCAAAGCATTCGCGCTCCGATTCCAGTTGTTCGCTGCTCATTTCTATAATTCCTTATGCCAGTTTTTGTCAAAATCTATCATCGCTTGGTTCGGAGAAAGGCCGAATCCAGCCACACCTTCCTGCAAATTAGACCCATATAGAACGCACCATTTATCCCCGTCGATAAATACAGAAGGACGCATGCGCACATGTGGCAAATAAGAATCTGATGCTATCTGTGAAAAACACTCGATGGCACATGTTCGGATTGATTCGAATACACATGACTGCAATTCATGACTTAGTACTTCGCTGCTCATTTCTGTGTCTCCCAATGTCCTTCTAGGTTCCATGTCGATGGTCGTAACAGCTTCACAGCCGGCTTCACCCAGCGCATAGACTTGGTGTTCCAACAAGCGCGACCCAAGCTAACCCAGCTATAGCGTTCGCCGCATTCCGGGCAGCATGTGAGGAAAGGTATTGCCCCAAGAGAGTTTGCAGGCGTATGCCAGCCGCATTCCGGACACACTGCGCGACGATGCCAATTCTCGATGTCGCTCATTTCTTCACCTTGGCGAGGATGTCTTTGCGACGTGCGTTGCTTCCATCCATGAATGGAAACATGACTCCTGGCGTATCATTTCGTGCTACGAGTTCGGGCCCAATCAACCCCTCCACCACCAAAGGGATCGCGGCTTGGAGAGTTATACGAGCATCTTTTCGCAGCTTATTTCTGTATGTGTCCGGAAACCAACTCCATGCACTCTTTCCATGAGTGGCAATACAAGCAACCTCCACAACCTCATCGCTAATTTCCACGGCGGTCTCCTGGGTCATGGCGTCATCTCCTTGATTGCCTGCATCAGGTCAGTACGGCGCATGCGAAGGTAGATGCGATCACGCAAGACTGTGATAGCAATCTCTACTTCGTTGTCGTCGACTTCCGCTATCTCGCCTATATCAACGAAGTCGGCAACCTCATCACCTTCGCCTTTCTTGTTGAAGGCGAGGATGTGAATCGGTAACTGTCCATTAAGTCTGCTCATCACTCACTCCCAAAAGTTTGAGGTCGATGTCGTCTACCTGATCTAGCAACTTTCGCCTAGCTTCGTTAACGCGCTCTGCGATCATGCCTCTAGGCATCGGTAGGACTAGTTCGACCTTCTTCGGATGAACGCGCCCGGTGTGGTCGCGCCTGAATAACCTGTACGTCACGCACCCATCCAAGACGATACGTGACCAACAGAACCTGTTTCGCTTGGATGGGCGGCGGTTCTTCATTTTTGCGTCAGTGCGAAGTAGATCTTGGCGCAGTTGCGTGCGTCGAATAGAGCCGAATGAGCACCTTCCATCTCTTCGCCGAAGAAGTGCTTGTATGCCTCGGCAAGCGATGGCTGCTTCTTCCACGATCCACGGCCTGACTTGATCATGGCTGGCGTCGCCGGAAGGTTCAGGATGTTCGTGGAGTTCTTCATGGTGCAGTAGGACGGACGCGACTTGAAGGCATCAGCTAATTCGTCCTTGAAATCTTGCGTGTACTCAGGCTCAGTCACGTCGCTATAGCCTTTGCCAAAGCGCTTGATAGCGATACGCATGATGCGGTCATCGAACTGTCCGTTATGCGCAACGCGCAAGTCGGCTTGGTTATTGAGTTCGTGGAATTCTCGGATGACCTTCCACTCGGGTATGCCTTCGTCCATGGCTCGCTCTTGCGTGATGCCATGGATAGCCGCTACTTCGTCAGGAATAGTCCATCCATCCGGTCGAACGATGTAGTGAACCAATCCTTTTTCTTCGCGCGTCTTGTCGTCAATCAGGATGGCGGCAAGTTCCACGATATGCGGCTGGCGCGGATCTTCGGACGGATCATTGAAGAGAGGAAGACCAGTTGTTTCCGTATCCCACACGTTAATAAGCATTTGAGTTCCTAGGCAGTGAGAGGTTGCGCCAGACACGCCCCAGCGCTATAGCGATTCGCCCCGCGACGAATGATTATTCTTCGACCGACTCTTCTTCCTCTTCCTCGACCACCATTTCGGTCTGTTCGGCACCGGGAGGAATGAGGCTGAGCTGCAAGGTGCCGCGAAGCTGTTCGCACAGCCAGCCCTTATGCTCGCGGTCGCAGTCAACGATGGCTGTGAGGCTCAAGGCAATCGTGCCGCCGTCTTTGATGGAAATCTTGAAGTTCTTGATTTCCGCCTTCTCGAAGGTTCGCGGTGTGGTGGCCGTTAGACCACTGCCAAGCACAACTGTATAGCCACCAACGATGTCATCCCAAGGGAACGACTTCATCTTGCCAGCATAGCGCGGCTGATTCATATCGTCCTCGCGCTCCGGCAGCATGTCGCTCTGCTGGTCTTCCTCGGCCTGCTTCTTGCGCTGCTTGCTGACCTTCTTGTAGAGAGACTTGCGAAGACCCTTTTCCATCTGGTCGAGATGGTCAGCGCTCGTAGACTCGATGTGCAGAGCGATGAACATGCCGTGGTCGTACTCGCCACTGTTGCCCATCTTGCGAGCCACAGGGCCAATCGCGGTTACCTCGGCGCTGGTGTTTTCGATTTGAAGCATGGATTACTCCTTGCGTTGGTGATTGGTGGAAGTGGACGGTGCTGATCTCCGTCTTCAGGCGCGAAAACCTTTGTGGTTTGCATTCATTGATCTACTTAGAAAAGCTTCGTCAAGATTCTCTGAAACATGTGATCTTTGATCCACTCACTTCCGTAAACTGGTTACTTCAGCTCCTTGAGCCGGTCGTTGTAGAGCTTCATGAGTTCGGGCGGTGCTTTGAACTCGGGACCGCCTTTCTCCCACGCGTCGTTCAACTCGTCTTCGTTGGTAGCCGCTACGATGCCGTCGTGAACGATCTGCGCAATGTCGGTGGCTTCGACTGGCTTCGACTCATCCTCTGGCGGATCGACAACGAAATCCCCGTCGATCACGTTGGCATTGTGCTGAGGGATATCTGCATCGGCCTGTTCGTCAAGACCTACGGCACGCTGAATCTCGATGCTGACAGGCAGGTACTTGAACAGACGCCGGATGACTGTCTTCTTTGCCATCTCTTCGAAATGGCTTTCCCACGGCGAGTTGATGGGCTTGTTGTATTCCTCAGCGGCTTTCTTGGCTGCTGCATAGCCTTGGCCGGCATCGCGAATGGCCTTGACCTTATCGACGCTCATCACCTCAAACTGGACGCCGCCGCCAACGATTTTGGCAACCGAATAGACGTGCGTAAGGCGTCCCGCATCAGCGCCTTCATACGGCGTGTGTTCCAGCTTTTCGTCAAGGCCGTATTCGTAGCTGAAGCGATCTTTTTCGTATACGGCACGGGCCGACAAGCTGACGATCTGACCGGAACGTCGAGCCAAATCTATCATGCCGCGATAGCCGATGATGATCTGACATTCCTTGATCTTCACCCATGTATTACCGCGCTTGACGCTGCGATTAAAGGGAATCAGATAGGCATGACCAAGTGCACCACCCGGCTCAAGGCCAAGCTGAGCAGCCTGCATGAGAGCGCCTAGGAACGACTTCGGCTCACATGCGGCTAGGTCAGGGTTCTTACGCATCTCGGTGAGTGCCACGCGGGCATAGCGCTCGGGTGTGAGGTGCTTAGGTAGCGCTGCCGCGATCTGCATCTTCATCTTGGGACTGGTGAGGATGCCTTGAACGGTATTCGGCTCGGCCTGTTCTTTCTCGCCGGCAATGTGCTGCTTGAGGGTTTGACCTGCCATATTCATTTTCTCCGGTTCACTTGAGGCGAAAGGTTCTGACACCGTCCGCCCGGGCTTTCCAGGTCGCTACGGCCTTGTTGTTGATGGTGAGGGTTGAGGCATCACGCATGAACGCCTTGACCTTGTATTCGGTGATATCGCGTGCTGTCTGGAATTGCTTTAGACGCACCTTGAGCTTTTCCATCTCTTCTATGGTTTCGGCTATTTCCTTGCTTGCCTCTACGAATCTTCCGAATTCCTTCGGATATAGCTTGCGAAGGTCTTCCAGTGTCGTCGGCTCGGGAATACGACGTGGAACGATATGGTGCTTCCAGAACCGGTTAGCCGTGGCGCGGATATCCTCAATCAAAACATCATCCCGATGCACTTCGTAGACACGGTCATCGTCCAGTCCGATAAGAGCATGCACATAGCACTTGTCTTTTCCTGTAATGCCTAATCCCCACATCGCCTGCGCGGTTACGTACATCGGTGGCTCATCGCCTGATTCTTCCTCGGGCCACATCCAAGCCATTTCACTGCGAACACTCTTGGTCTCGCCATTGGCACCATCATCCGTCTCGAAGTCGATTTCAGCCTTGGCCCAATCGAAATGCGCGTCGTCGTAACGGTTGTTTGTGAAGATGACCTTGCGGCCTGTATGCAACTCGAAGCACCGTGCTGCGAACGGCTCCAAAGCCTTGCGACGGTCAAAGAAGGCACGCTTCTGCAAGGTCTCTTCGCTATCCTCAACAATGCTCAGGTACGCATCCAAAGGCGACTGGAAAGGACTCACGCCTAGGATGGCTGCGATAGAACCGCCACCTATGTATCCGCGTCCGGCAAAGTCATTCACTATCATTTACCTCAACCCAACACGAGTCATCTTCGTCTTGGTTAAGTGGATTTCCTGGATGAACGCAGCTTCCGCACGGAGGATCGATATGGCATGAACAATTTCCATCAGAACCAAACGTTGCATAGAAATCGGCACGATCCAGATCTGCTTGTTGAGTAAGTTCGCGGCTCATGCCTGCGTCCTTGGCTTACGCGTGGCCGGCGCGGCTTGGCGCTTAGCAGTCAAAGCTTCATTCTGGTTGCCACGACGGCTGATAACTTGTCCGAAGTCGTAGACCTGTTGAACAGTGCTATGGCCAGAATTCATCGCCCACTGATACATAGCCATGGCGGCAGATTCGAAATCAAGGGAGTTGAGCCTCAGCGCCTCAGCCTTCTCGGCCTGTTCCTTCTCAAGCGCCGCCAGACGCTCGCGCTCCTTGCGGTTCTCTTCGGCAATGCGCTCGTTCTCTAGGCGACGTTCGTTGGCTTCGTAGGCTTCCCTTTCCTTGCGAACCGCTTCCTTGCGAATCTCGATAAGATGTTCATGAGCCGCATCAAAGGCTTTGCAAGCTTCGTCTTGGAACTCTTCGTAATCGAACTGTCCCTCGCGCGGATCGCTACGAAGCCATTCCTTATTATGCGCATCAATACGTTCAACAGACCAATTGGCAATTGGCGGAACGAAGGAAATCTGATGAATCTTGTCTCGAATACGCTGAACGCGCTGAGCCTCCACAAGCTCGATTTGCTGAGCCTTCTCACGTTCGCGCTGTTCGTCTTCCTTCCGGCGTTCCTCAGCCTCACGCTCAAGCTTTGCCGCATGCTCACGCAGTGTCGAAAGTTCGGCTTCCTGAGCGCGTACACGTTCGGCCTCAGCCTCAGCGTTGCGTTGCTGTTCTACCATCTGTGCAAGCGTCGCCAGAGCAGCTGTATGGGCATCCTTGGCCTCTAGGAAGAATTCGGCGAAGTCTTCTTCAGTGACTACGACATCCATCAGCTTTGAAAGTGCCGATTCGATACCAGCGGACGGACGGCCAATGACCTTACTAGGTGCATCACGGAACGCCTGGATGGATGCCTTGATGCCATCCACGCGCCGCTGCTGCTCTTCCAGCACACGAAGGCGCTCAGCCTCTACGCGGGCTTCCTCGGCCTTGATCTGGATATCGATCGGCTCTTCCAAGGCCAGAAGTTCGCCAGTGATCCTCTTCGCCTCAGCGTCGATCAAGCGGCAACGCTCAAGTGCCGGTGCCTTAATCTCGACACGCTTCTTTTCCAGATCCGTGCGGTACTTCTTGACCTCGGCTCTTGCCTCTTTAGCCAACTTCATTTGCTTAGGCTGCGAAACTTCGTACACAACGCCCTTATGGCGCGTCTGCAACTCGCGCAAAGCCAGCGCAGTGTCGTTGTACTCAGGTACGACAGTTAAGTTCGTACCAGCCACTTTCTCTTCGTTGTTTTCCACGGTTATTCCTTTAGGCGTCAATTAAGAGCTCAAGAAGCGAGCACGGATCGAAATGGTTCCAGGCGTTGGCGGCGGCGTAGGCGTCGTCGTCGGCGGCGGCGTAGGCGGCGGCGTAGGCGGCGGCGTTGGCGGCGGCGTAGGCGGCGTCGTTGGCGGCGGCGTAGGCGGCGTCGTTGGCGGCGTCGTCGTCGGCGGCGTAGGCGTCGTCGTCGGCGGCGTTGGCGGCGGCGGCGGCGTTGGCGGCGTAGGCGGCGGCGGCGTAGGCGGCGGCGGCGTAGGCGTCGTCGGCGGCGGCGTAGGCGGCGTTGGCGGCGGCGTCGGCGGCGGAGGAAGTTTTCTCATCCGCCATAGTCTTCCATTTATCGCCAAAGCCACGCTTATCGGCGATAGGCTGAATATGCGGAAGAACCGTCTCCCACATCCATCCAAGAATGATATTCATCCGTCGCTTTTCGTCGTCTTGGTTACGACCAGTACCAGCAGCCAAGGGGAGGAGAGACTTCCACTTAGCACTGTTTCGCATATCGCTGGGCATAGAATCTTGCACTCGAATAATCCAACGACCGATGACATATGACATGCAATGGGGAATCTTGTCGGTCAGTTCACCTGAAAGGGCCAGATTGATGGCCGCTATACTGCATGCCGATTCTTTGTTACCCAAGCCTTTAGGCAAGACATGGTTTGAAAGGTAATCGGAAATCTTGCTCTGCTGTTCGGCAGTGATGGTACTCATGTGGGTTCCTTTGAGTTGGCAGGCTATGCCTACCGAAAGATGAAGAGGATGATGCCAAGAATGACGTCTATCACGACCGCGCAGCGGAGAAGGTCACTCCATATCTGGCGGTCGCTGGTGTTCATTGCAGAAAGCCAGAAAAGGCCGCAAAAGCGATGCACAGCGCAGCCAAACTCATCACAGCGGCAACAAGCTTCGTATCAGCCCTAGATCCAATCGACCCGATAGCGTCAACGAGCCGGATCGTCCGCGTATCCGCCATAGCCTCACGAACCATTCGCTTAGCCACGACCGGCATCTGCCTGATTCGCGTCTCCAGCTCCCAGCACTCTTGACACTGAGGCGTTCCGGGTAGGCCGCACCATTTGCATTCGGGGGTCATTGTTTTGCTCCTATGAGTGCAAGACATGCTTCAAGGTGCACCATAGAATTCTCACATTCACGGATTTGACCGGGCCGACCGAACATAGTCGAAGCATCGCCCAATGCCTTGAATGCCTTGACCACTCGCTGGCCGGCGTTTAATACATCGGTCAATGGCGCATAGATCAGAAAGCAATCGCACATCAGCGTGGCAATAACGTCATTGGCAGGCTTACCACCTATGGTCACCTTGCTTATATCGCCCATCGTGCTAACTGCAAGGATCACATCTTTCACATCCCGCATGAAACCTAGAACATCCACGCGTTCGGTCTGGGTGGTCATTCCATCACCTTTCTGGCAGCAATGAAGGATTGTGCTTCGTTCGCAAAATCGGCATCTGTCTTAGCCTGCTGAGCTTCAGAAAGCTGGATGGCTAGTTGCTCATACTCCATGCCTATGACCTTGGCGATGCCTTGAAGGATGACCGAGGCATCAGCTCTAGAGAGCTTAGTTCCAGAGGCATCATAGCCAGCCAAAGCACGGATGAAGTCGCATGAATGCGTATATGGATGCCGACTCATACCAACTCTCCCTTAGCCAGCTTCACGGCGATGGCGTCTAGCTTGGCGCAGACAGACGGATCGTCCATCAGGAGGTCGTAGGCTCGCTGCGTCTGATCGTCGGTGAGGTAGCCACTACGGTCGAAGTAGCTATCACGTGGATCGCTGCCCTCAAGCCCAATCGTTACCTCAAGGCGCTCGACACGGATCGTGCAGGCGCGGTGGAGGGCTTGGACGTTGCGATACTGAGCTACGGCTTCCTGCTGGCTCTTGGGCATCGATCCCATCGCGTTGCCGGCGGATCGCTCGGCTCGTTCGATGGCTTCCTTGAAGATTCGGCGACTATCCGAGAATGCGTTCACTTTAGGTTCCTCCGACTTAGCGGGATTGGTCGGTGAGGTGAATGTACGGCGTTCCGATTCGTCTGTCAACGGGGTTGTGGAATTTATTTGTACGGCGTATCGTCCGCTACCAACACCACCGGAGATACGCATGGCACGCAAACCGATCGAACTTGAACCCGTTGACTGGAAGAAGACCATCAGCGAGCTGACCCAATCCCTCACCCTAGAAGGGATTGCGTCGCTTACGGGCATCTCCAAAAGTGCTCTTGGAGACTTGAGCACGGGGCGAAGCCAAGAGCCTAAACATGGTGCTGGCGCTCGTATTCTGGCCCTCTTAGGTCGTGAACGAGCCAAGATCACCCGAGAGGCCTCACTAGAGGCTAGTCGGATGGAGCGACAGGCATGAGCGTGGAAACCCGCTATTTCTGCGACTTCTGCAAGAGCTATTTCCAGGAAAGTGTCCATAACCGGCGTCTGATTGGCTATGCCTGGGAAGGGCGCTTTGGGAATGGCCAAGGATCTGTTTCAGTAGTCCTTCCGGTGAAGGATGCCCGCAATCACATCTGTGCCGATTGCCTAGACGATTTCCATCGCCTGCGCGGCCAGCTCAAGTCAGGGGAAAGGATATGACCGAGCGCACAACCCTAGATTTCCGCCCGCATGACCACCACCAGCAGCGCAAGCAGTTCACCGAGGAAGGCATTCCCTGCGACGGCGAGCTGCTTTCCTTCGAGGAACACCGCGTCAAGGCGTGGTTGCGCGAGAACTGCGGCCAAGCGCCGATAGACAGTACGGTGGCTCGGAGGGTGAAGTGATGGCTATGAATAAGGCCGAAAAGGCTGCTTTTGAGAAAGCGCTGACCGCATATTCGTTGCGTTGGACTGCGGAAACATTGCCTGATATACCGCCGCCGCCCTTGGATGCTCCATTCGGTGAATTGACGCAAGGATTTGCCATCCGTGGAGCCTTAGGGGATTACCCAAACATAGAAAAGTCGTGCTCTAGCAATACATCCCATGCTTTGGGAAATACTCAAAAAACGACTACCCAGCGGTCTATTTGGCTTTATTCCAGCCGACTCCTAGCCCTTAAAGGTCTTCGAAATCAGGTTGAAAGTGCATGTGCATCCAAGCTTCGTTCTATTGATCGCATGATCGAACACGAAGAAGCCAACAAAAGCCGAATGATCAAGGGGTAGGGCATGGACATATCGCAAGACGACATGGTCTCGCGCGTGGCCGTGGGTAAGCTGGCACGCGAAATGCTGGACGAGTACCTGAAGGCCGGCAAGCCCGAGCGCGCTATGGGTATGGTCCAGTTCTGCGATCGCCTGGGCGTGACCATTCCCGAATCTCCCATGCTCAAACTGGTGCGCCAGGGGAAGTACTGATGGCTCGTATCCGTTCCATCAAGCCCGACTTCTGGGCTTCTGAGCAAGTCATGGACTGTTCGACGACCGCTCGCCTACTGTTCATTGGGCTGTGGAATTTTTGCGATGACGACGGAAATCACAGCCTGAACCTAAAGACCATAAAAGCGGAGATTTTCCCAGGAGATGATATTGAGTTGGATACCGTTCGACGACTACTCGTCGAATTGTCGGAGAATTCTCTTATCGTGTTTTATACTTTTGAAAACAAGGACTTCCTACACGTTACTGGCTGGCATCATCAGAAAATAGAGAAGCCTTCCTACAAGCATCCGCGCTTTGAAGGGCAAATTTTCAAAGACGTTCGACGACTGTTCGACGACCTGTCCCCCCCCGGAGTGGAGGGGATCGTAGTGGAGGGGATCGTAGTGGAGGGGATCGAAATATCGCCTACGGCTCACGAAAGTCCGAACCTGAACGGCCATGACCTGCTTGGAGAAATCCCAGCAAAGGGGAAACCTGATACCGTCCAGCCAGTCGTTGACGCCTACCACCGCATCCTGCCCAAGTGCCAACGGCTCAACGTTCTCAGCGACCAGAGGCGAGCCAAGATTCTCAAAGCCGTCAAACTCGGCAAGCGTCTGTGCAAGGAAAAGGGACTCGACTATGGAATCTTCTGGGAGGTCTACTTCGAGGAATGTGATCGTGACGCGTGGCTTCGAGGCGACTTGCCTAACCCGAAGAATCCGGCTTGGAAGCAAAACCTAATTACCCTTTTGGACGAAGAGCGCTTTGCCAAGATCATGGACGATGCGTTCAACCGCCAGGAGAACGCGCAGTGATCAACGCAGAGGAAGCCGTCCTGGGCGTATGCCTCGCTGACTCGCAGTGCTTCTGGCACATCGCAGATCTGCTCACGGACAAAGACTTCGGCAATCGTCAGCGTGGCCGTTTGTTCTCGATCATGGTTGACCGAGCACGCAAGAACGAGCCGTTCGATCCGGTCACCATTGCAGACGACTATCCCGAGCTGGGTGACATGGCGATCAGCTTGGCGCAAACGGAAGGCTGGAGACGCGGAAACGTTCGTGCCTATGCCCAGCGAGTCTTAGACAACGCGGTCGCTCGCAAAGTCAAACAGGCCGGCGCACAGATCGCTCAGCTCGAAGGCGACGACGTTCTAGGCCAAGCGCAACAGCTCATCGGCGCATGCTTGCCACGCCATGCAGGGCAGGTGAAACACATCCGAGAATTCGTCAAAGGTTCGATCATCGAGCTGCAACGGAGAGTGGACTCCACCGAACCGCTGACAGGCATCGCCACCAGCATTCCCGATCTCGACCGATCCACAGGCGGTTACCAACGCGGTGACTTGGTCATTATCGGCGCACGCCCATCCGTAGGCAAAACAGCCTTCGTCATTCAGACGATGGTCAACGCGGCACGCAACGGCAAGAATTGCTTGTTCTTCTCGTTGGAGATGACTGGCCAGAAGGTGAGCAATCGCATCTTGGCTCACGTCGCCCAGGTCAACGCGTCAGGCATGACGCAACCCAAGTTGTTCGATCAAGCCGATTGGGGCGCGTTGATCAAAGCTTCAGCAGAAATCCAAGAACTACCGCTTCACATCGATGAATCGCCAGCACTCACCGTGGAAGCGTTGTGCGCTCGTGCAAGGCAGCTACACGCCATCGGCAAGCTTGACTTGATCGCCATCGACTACCTGACGCAGATGACGCCTCCGAAGGCTGGAACAGGCGCAGACGCATGGCAGATCGTTACCCGAGCACTCAAGGCGCTTGCCAAGGAATTGGACATCGTGGTCATCCTCCTGTCGCAGCTCAACCGTGAAGGCGAAGGCGTGAAACCACACATGGCACACCTGCGTGATTCAGGCGCTATCGAGCAGGACGCGGACCTGATCATTTTCCTGCATCCGCACAACGATCACGTGCTTCTCATCATCGGCAAGCAGCGTGAAGGCGAACGCATCGACATTCCACTCATCGCCAATCGTCGCCACCAACGCTTCACGCAAGACGATTTCCCGATGCCTGAGCAGCAGAAGGAGAAACGCGGCATGTCACGTTACCCACGCAGGCAACCCACACCGAGTCCGTACGATGATTAGCCTCGAAGACCGCATCATCCAAGCTCTCTGCCTCGCTCCGCTTTCCACAGCGACTCTAGCGGCCATGCTCGACAAGATGCCTATGACGCTTCGGCCAAAGCTACAAACGATGCGCAAAGACGGATTGCTTGGAATATACAAATTCATCAACAACAAGCCGTTATATCAACTCACCAACAAGGGCCTAGAACGGGCCAAGGAGATACTGTCGTGATCGAGAAAGAACTACTGCTACGCAAGATTGCTGACTACCGCGTATACAGCTTGGGGATGCAGCGCGCATCCCTTCATCAAGTC